ACGGTGCCACCATCAGCCGGGGTGTCGACCAGGGCCGTCGGCGGTGCGGACGTCGGGGACGACGCGGTCGCAGACCAGGGCGACGGGTCGGCGTGCTCACCCCACGTGCGTACCTGCCACTCGACCGTGGTCCCGTTGGCGTACGTCCCACCGGGCAGCGTCCACGACGACACCCCGGACCCGACCTTGCCGGTCGTCGTCCACGACGACCCACCCGCCGCACGGTGGTGCACCTCGAAGGCCGCCTGCGCGGACGTGTCGACCGGGTTGTGCGTCCAGGACCACGCCACGTCGAGGTCGGCATCCCGGATGCTCGACGGCCCGAGCCCGCTCGGTGCGTTCGGCGGGGCGGCGAGCTGGACGACGCCCGACTGCACGAACGCGGAGGCGAGCGACGGGGTCGACACGGTCGCGCGGACCCGGTACTGCCACGTCGACAGCGGCGACGGCGAGGTGTGCGTCCACGACGTCACCCCGGCGCCGACGTTGACCGCGTTGCCCCACGCGCCACCGTCCGCGCGCCGCTCGATCGTCGCCCCGGTCGCCGTGGTCGCCGCGTTGGTCCAGCGCGCGACGATGTTCGCGCCGGACTTGGCCGCGGACACTCCCGTCGGAGCAGCCGGGGTCGTGTAGATCGCCGCGGATGCCGACGACACCGCCGACCACCCGGAGGCGTTCTGCGCCCGGAGCCGGTACTGGTAGCGGCGGTCGGCGCGGGTGGACGTGTCGGTCCACGACTGCGAGCCCGTCGTGGACCACGAGCCCGAGATCGTCCCGACCACAGCCCACGCGCCCGTGACGTTGTCCCACCGCTGCACCTGCTGCGCCGTGTACGGGGCGGTCGACGTCGCCGCGCGCTGCCATGACACCGTCTGCGACGTGTCCGACACGCGCGACACCGTGACCGACGTCGGCGCGGCAGGAGCGGCCGGGGCGGTCGTGAAGGAAGTGGCAGGCGAGTACGCGCCCGGACCGGCGGCGTTCGTGCCACGAACGCGCGCATAGTAGGTCGTCATCGGGTCGAGCCCCGTGACCGTCTGCGGCGTGCTGGCACCAGCGTCGAAGACGTTGCCCGTGAATGCCGGCGACTCGCTGACCTGCAGACGCCACGATGTGATCGGCGAGCCGTTCGCCTGCGCCGTCGTGGACGTCCATGCCACACGCGCCGTCGACGCCGTGATCGCCGAGACCGTCGGAGCAGGCGACGGACCGGGCACACCGATGCGCGCCGGGACCGTCACGTAGCCCGACAGCGACCGCGACGCCAACGCTTCGTAGCCCGAGATGCTGCCCGTGACGTCCACGCGCACCGTCGAGCCGATGACCGTCGCCACCGAGCCCGTGCGCGACACCAGCAGCGTGCGACCACCCGACGACCCGTGCGACACCGACGCCGACCCGGACGCCGAGCCCAGGTCGCCCGAGAGCGAGTTCGTGTTCGACGAGTCAGACAGCGAGTTCTCGGTCTCGAGGTACAGGCGCGTCGTCAGGCTGACGGACGTCGCCGTGCCAGTCGCACCCGGGTCCTCGATGTAGAGCTCGAGCCGGTAGCGGCCGCCCGCGCCGTAGGAGTACCAGGACGAGTAGAAGGTTGCCATTCAGACACCCGCCTTCTGTCGCGCCAGACGCCGCACGTCGGACACCCACGCCTCGAGCTCGGCCATGGACCGCAGGCGCGACGGGTCGACCGTGATCGACAGGTTGTAGGTGTCGCCGCTCACGTTCGCGTTCGACGACGGCCCCGACCCGACGAGGCCGAGGTTCGCGCTCGTCGCCGCGCCAATGCCACCCTCGATCTCCGAGGTGACGCGGCCGAGCGACGAGCGCAGCGCCGGGAGCTGACCCTCGATGCCCTCGCCGAGACCCTGCATGATCCACCCGCCAGCGGGGACCAGCAGCGCCAGGTCATAGCGCTTCGGACCCTTGTGGTCCGCGATCCACGAGCCGATACCACCGACGAAATCCTTGACCTTCTCGAAGCCCTTCTTGAGCCCGTTCAGGAATCCATCGAGTATCTGACGACCGGCGTCCGCGAGGTTGATGCTGGTCAGCGCCTTGATGAAGTCCGGTCCCATCCCGACGAGCGCCTTGACGATGTCCGGCAGTGCCTTCGCGATGCCCTCGACGAGCGACAGGAACAGCTCGATCGCCGCAGGGATGAGCTTCGGGACCAGGCCGACGATCGTGGTCACGAGCTGCGGCAGGATGCCGACGACCGCAGCGAGAATCTTCGGCAGCGCCTTGGCGACCGCGGTCACGAGCGACAGGAACAGGTCGATCGCGGTCTCGAGCAGCCTGGGCAGCATGTTGAGCACGGTGTCGAGGAGCTTCGGCAGCACCGTGCCGAGCAGCATCGTGATGAGCTCCGGCAGCACCGTGACGACCGCATCGACGAGCGACAGGAACAGGTCGATCGCGGTCTCGAGCAGCCTGGGCAGCATGTTGAGCAGCGTCTCGATCAGGCTCGGGAGCATGTCGAGCACGGCCATGAGGATCTGCGGGAGCGCCTGCAGCACGGCGTCCACGATCGACAGGAAGAGCGTCAGGGCCGTCTCGAGCAGCGTCGGGAGCATCCCCAGCAGCGTCTCGATGAGCGACGGGAGGATGCCGAGCAGCGTGTCGATGACGGTCGGCAGGATCGTCAGCAGCGCCGTGACGAGGGACGTGAAGAGCGTCGTCGCGGCGGACAGCAGCGTCGGCAGCAGGGTCGTGAGCATCGACGCGATCTGCGAGACGAGGCCCGTGAGACCGGTCGCGAGCGCGGGGATGAGCGTCGTGATCGCGCTGATGATCTGCGGGAGCATCGTCTGCGTGATCCACTCGACGACCTCGGGCAGCGCGTCCATGACCGCGTCGAGCAGCGCCGGGAAGATCTCCATGCCGGCCGAGAAGAGGCGCTCGCGACCGGACAGGATCGCGTCCGCGATCTCGCCGATGCCGCCCGTGGACATCCACTCGACGACCGACCAGAAAGCTTCGTTGGCCGCGGCGAGCAGGCCGTCGAAGCCACCGCCCGCATCGCGGAACGCCTCGCCGAGATTCAGGACGAACTCCGTGATAGCGGAGTCCTCCTCGATGTGCAGCCCGTCGGACAGCGCGGAGGTGAAGTCACCCTCGACGAGGAGCGTCTTGAGCCCGCCGAGCCCGTCAATCACCGACTGGATCGCGGGCAGCATCCCGGACAGCGCGCCGACAGCCGACGCCGCGGCAGGCAGGAAGAGCTGCCCGATGGACGCCTGGATGTTGGTCCACCCGGCCGCGAGCCGCTGCTGCGCGCCCTGCAGGGTGTCACCCTCGCGGGCGAACTGCCCCATCGCGCCGGACGCCGTGATCTGCGTCTTGATGAGGTCGAGCGTCGCCTCCGTCGAGCTCTTGATCCCGGTCGCGGCCATGTGCGCCTCGACCTTGGCCTTGGACAGGCTCAGGCCGAAACGCTCAGCCGGGTCAGCCTCGCCACGCAGGGCTGCACCGAGCGCGGAGACAGCCTCCTCGGTCGTGCCGCCGAACATCGCGGACAGGTCAGCGCCGTACCTGATCAGGTCGTTCGTGGACGCCGCGACCTTGTCGGACGCGACGCCGTAGTTCGTGAGCATCGCGCCGATGACCGACGCCGACGACGAGTACGCGTCGGCGGACAGGCCGACCGCCTCGGCCGACGTCTGCGCCCAGTCGTGGATCGAGCCCGCCGAGTCGCGAAAGACCGAGTCGACCGCGCCGACGGACTGCTCAAGGTCGCCCGCAGCATCGATCGCGCCCTTGACGAAAGATCCGACGGCGGCGACCGACAGTGCGGCGGCGAGCGGCGCGAACGCTTTCTTCGCGACCGACGAGATGCCCGAGCCGACGTCCGTGCCGACCTGCCGCCCGACACCCTTCCCGTCGAGTTGCTCGGCGATCTTCTTCGACCCGCCCTTGAAGCTCGGCAGGATCGACAGGTACGCCTCTCCGACCTCGGCCACATTCACCCCCGGTCGCGTCGTCGAGCCCGATAGCCTGCGGTCAGCACGCGCGCGCAGGCGCGTCCGACCAGGGAGATGAGATGTCCGAGCAGCCCGACGTCACGCTCAAGAGCCACATCGCCGGGAAGAACGCGACGCTGCGGCTCTACCCCGACCGCGTCGAGTGGGAGACCGAGGCGCGGGTCAACACGAAGCTGCTCGTCGCCACCATGGGCATGAGCGCGCTCGTCGGGCCGGCCGGGATCAAGACGCGCAAGGGGGCGGGCATCGAGATGATCCCCATGCGGCAGGTCACCTCGGTGACGACGCGGCGCGACTCGATGGTCAACGACCTGGTCACGATCGTGACCGCGGGCAACACGCTCGAGGCGCGCGTCTCGCGACGCGAGGCCGAGCAGGTGCGCGCCTACGTCCTGGCGCACATCGGCTAGTGCCCGCGCGCCGCGAGCGCGGCACGCACCTGTTCCTGCGAGACCGTCGGCCGGTACCGCCTCGTGTCGCCGTCCGGCCACGGCCGCGGGTACTTCTTGATCCGCGACCGGTGCCTCTTGTCGGTGGCAGCGGCGACCGTCGCGTCGTACAGGTCGGCCAGCGCCATAGCCTCCCACGACCACGGGTGCTCCCAGCCCGCGACCGCGGCGGCGACGTGCGAGGTCGGGTCGCCGAGCAGCGACTGTGTCAGCAGCCACGCCTCGGAGTACGGCATGCTCCTCGGGACGTCCGCCCACGAGCACCCGAACCGTGCGCGCCAGTCGTAGGCGAACGCAGCCGGGTGCTCGCGGGCCGCCCGGAGGAGCGTCAGGATTGGGGGACCGACACCCCGGTCTTGCTCGTCGCCGAGAACCAGGCGCCCATGACGGCCGAGCCGCTGGTCAGCGGGAGCGCGCGCAGCGCGGTGCGCGTCGCGTCGTCGAGGTCCGCGACCGCGAGCGCCTGCACGGCGAGCATTACCTGACCGGCCTCACCACCCGTCGCAGCGTCGAGGAGGGTGCCGAGGTCGAGACGCTCGAGCGAGTCCGTCGCGGGCGGCAGCCGGTACGCCTCGCCGTCGAGACCGACGAAGGTGAACCGCCCGTCGGCGGCGGCGTAGGAGCCGGGCTCGGCGCCCGCCTTGGGCTTGCGGTCGGCGGGCTTCTTGGGCGCGGGCATGCGCGTGCCCCTCTCTCGTGTGCGCGGATGGGTCAGCGCGGATGGGGTGGTGCACCGCCCCCGACGTCCGCGCAGAGCATCGGGGGCGGTGGTCGTGGACTACGCCTCGGACGAGGACGACGACGACGACGCGGACGAGGACTCGTCCGGCGCCGGGACGGCGAGGTTCGAGTACCACTTGATCGCGGCGCCGATCTTGCCGGTCTCCGGGTCGACGAGGCTCGGGTCCGGGTACGCCCGGATCGTCACCTCGTAGCCGATCGGCTCGCCGTTGGCGTAGACCTGGTCGCCGACCTCCGTCACCTCGCCGGACGGGATGTACGCCCGGATGAAATCGGCGCCGTCGATGACGTCGAGGACGAACGGGTGGCGTCCACCGGACTCGGCGGGGACGATGACGATGGACCCGTCGGCGGCGACCTTCGTGCCGTAGTAGAGCTCGACGGTCGCACGCTTGGTCTCGACCATCGTCCCGGTGTACGTGAGGCCCGCCTCGGTGACGACCTCGCGCAGCACGTCCCCGTTCTGCCACCCGAGGATCGTGTTGGTCGACCGGTCGCGCGTCTCGGTGACGCCGTCCTCGGAGAAGTAGCCGAGGTCGTCCGCGCCGGTCAGGGGCGTGTCCGGGTCGGTCGGTGCGACGAAGCCGTCGCCGCCGATGCTCAGGGTGCCCGTCACGGCCACGCGCACGTTGCTGCTGTCCAGAGCCATGACGGCTCCCCTCCTTGTCGGTGTGGATCACTGCTCTCGGCGTGCGCGCGCCGGGAGGTCACAGGGTGGTGCCGCGCACCACGAGCTCGGCGGTCAGGTACCGCTCGGGCACGCCCGAGTCGTCAGCCACCGGGTAGCCGCGCGTCAGGGCGCGCACGGCCACGACCGGCCTGCCGTCGGGCCATGCGCCGATCAGCGCGACGACGAGCGCGGAGAGGTCGGCACAGTCGGCCCACGTCGCGGCGAGGACGCGCACGCCGATGCGGGCGGTCGCACGGACGTCGCCGATGCGCGGGCCGCCGTCGTCACGGACGATGACCTGACGCGCCGTGCCGTCGACCTGGGCGCGCGACACCCGCACGCCCGTCGTCACGGCCTCCGGGCGGGCTGCGAGCGCGGCCGTCAGGTACGTGATCGCCGCGGCCTCGACGTCGGGCCACACGATGCCGGACATCAGCCGACCACAGCCCCGAGCGCCCGCGCGAGGTTGCCCGTGCGTGCCTCGACGAGGTGCGCGTGCGGGGCGGACGCGACCACACGGGAGACGGCGCGGTCCGTCGTGTCGTCCTCTACGTCGATCGAGTCGCGGTACCAGCCGGAGTCGACCGGGGCCGACGCTCGCGCTGTGCCCGCGACACGCTCGGCGATGTCGTGCACGGCCGCGGCGACCTTCTGCGAGGACAGCACCGCGGACACCGCCGACGAGTCCAGCCGCACGCGCGTCTTCGCCACCGCTCAGCCCTCCACCCGTCGCAGCTCGACGACCGTCCCGCCGACGTCCGAGCCCCACGGGTCACGCCAGTGCGCCGGGTCACCCTCGACCGTGTACGTGGCGCCGCGCAGGATCAGGCGGTCCTCGGCGACGACGTCCGGGTGCGTGCAGAAGTACGCGCGCGGGGTCGTGACGACCTGCGCGCGGCCGACCTCGACGGGCTCGACCGAGCCGCCGGGGTCGAAGGAGCAGCGCTCGGCGAGCGTCGTCGTCGTCCACGCGTAGACAGGCTCGCCGTAGCGGTCGGTGCCGGTCTGCGAGCGTCGGGAGCGTGAGACCTGCTCGCCCCACTCGACGGTCACGGGCGGACCTCGTAGCGCGTCGGCTCGCTCAGGTCGGCACGGATGTGCGCACCGAGCGCACCGGCCCAGGACGCGTCGTTGGTCGATACCCACCCCGGCATGCGCGGGTCGTCGACCTTGCCCAGGTCGTCCGGGCCGACCTTCGCGTTGAGCGCCCACGTGCCCTCGCCGCCCGCACCCGCGATCGGGTACAGGCCGCAGTCGAGCATGCGGCGGTCGCTCGGGTACGCGGCCAGCGCCTCGCGCAGCCGCGCACGGTCGTACAGCAGCGGGACGTGCCCCGCGTAGCACAGCGGGTCACCACCCACCCACTCGGCCGTCTGGACGAGCGCCTCCCACCACGTGTTGCGCGGGCGGTGGTGCGCCGCGACGTAGCGGGACGTCGGACCCATGTGCGTCGGCTCCCACGACCCCACCGGGCGCGTCGCGTACACGTCGTCGTTGAGCACGACGACCTGCCGCGTCACGCGCCGGTCGTGCGCGAGCGCCGTCAGCTTCGCCCGGATGCTCGAGAACTTCTCGCGCGGCTCGGGCTCCGCGGCGGGGACGTGACCGACGCCCGTGAGCCAGTCCGGCATGACACCGACGACCCACAGGCGGCGGTAGCGGCCCTCGGCATGGCGGACGATGCTGCGGATCGAGTGCCGCAGCGGCTCGTTGTCCGCCTCGTGGACGAACCAGGCGAGGTCGGGCAGCGGGGCGCTCATGCGAGGCTCCGGTAGCGACCCGAGCGGCCCGACGAGATCGCGACCGACGACAGCCCGCCGCCGACCCGATGGGCCGACAGCGTCGCCTTGTCCGTCGCCGACAGCCACGGCCCACCCGATGACGACGAGGCGCCGAAAGCGACCGTCCGGGCGAAGGGGCCAGTCGTCGTCGCGACCGACTCCGCACCGTCCGGGGTGCCCGCCGCATCCCGCAGCAGCACGCGCGCCACCATGCGGGACGTGACGACGCGGACGGCCGCAGGGACGGGATCGGGCTCGGCGTCCGCACCGAGGTAGGCCAGGACGATGACGCCCGCCTCCTCGAGCAGGCCGTCAGCCCTGGGCTGCTCCGCCGTCGTCAGCGACCGTCCGAGACGCGCCTCTACGTCGCCCCTGCTTGCGAGCGCCACGCTCACCACCACCCCTCGTGCTGGTCGGCTCAGGCGGCCAGACGACCTCGGTCCACTGCGGCGACCCGCCCAGGAGGCGGGCGGTGCGCGTGCTCGACGCGACGCTCACCACCCGCCCCGAGGCGTGTCGGTAGGTACGGACGGTCACGCGTTGCTCGACGAGGACGACGAGGACGAGCTCTCGTCGGCGCCCGACGGGGGCAGGACCGCGCCGACGCCGTAGGTCCGCGCACCCGTCTCCGGGGTCGCGACCTTGCCCAGCACGTAGGCGAAGCGCGCCTTGAAGCGCAGCGCGACCATGTCCCGCTCGGCGAGGTTGATCTGGCTCTCGCCCGTGCCAATGGTGGCCTGGTCGAGCAGCTTGACCGTGACGTCCTGGCGGATGCCGATGCGCACCGTGGACGGGTCGGCGATGAGCACCGTCGCGTCCGTCGGCGACCACGCGCCGTTGCGGCTCCAGAAGGTGTCCAGGCCGCGCAGGCCCGCGTCCGTCAGGACCGGGTCGCCGTTGAGGTTGCGCAGGTTCGCCAGCGCGAACGCCAGCGACCGCTTCGCGATCGCCGTGGTGGCGTCGAAGCCAGCGTCGGAGACGAGTGCCGCGACCTGGTTGGTCGCTCCCCAGATGTCCGAGGAGTTCGCCGCGCCGCCGACCGTGGTCACGACGTGCCCCGCGGAGATGGACGCGGCGAGCAGGTCGAGCGACGTCCACGACACCGGCTTGTCGATGCCGAAGAGCACCGCCTGATCCAGCTTCTTGCCGAGCGCCTGGCCGCCGACGTCGGCGATCTGCGCGAGCACGTCCTCAGTCGCGTCGTCGATCGTGTTCTCGTGCACGGGCACGATGACCGCGACCTCCTCGGCAACGAGCGTCTGGTTCGCCCATGTCACCTTGGACTGCGGCTTGACGCCGGTGTTGTCCGTGTCGGTCACCCACTCCGCCTCGGGGAGCGTCGCCAGCACGGGGATGTTGTTGGTCTTCGTCCCCATGTTGACCGTCGGGAACGCGGCGATCGCAACACTGCCCTGCGTCGCCGCCTTGATGACCTGGCCGCTGTACTCCTCGCCGATCAGCGAGGCGACCTCGGCACGGGTGATGCCTGCCATGGCAGACCCCTCTCTATCAGCCCGCCGAGGTCCGTCCTCGCGGGAGTCGTCAGCCCTTGCGCAGCTCACGCAGGGCAGCAGCCGCCCGGCCCTTCTCTCCCGCCCCGCTCGCGGGCTTGCCCGGAGGGGTCGAGGTGCGGGTCTGCGACTGCGGCTTGATGAGGTCCTTGAGCACGGCGAAGTGCTCCTCGAGCTCCGCGCGCGTCGATCCGCGCAGGGCAGACGCCGGGACCGCGGAGTCCTCGACGATCTCCGCCGCCCACTGCGCCCGCTGGTCCTTGGCCTCGAGCTCCGCAGCGCGCTTCTCCGCCGCCTCGGCCCGCTCGATCGCCTTCTGGACCTCGCTCTTGGACGCCTGCTCGTGCTCGTCGAGCTTCGCGGCCTTCGCCTTGAGCTCGTCATAGTCGGCGAACTTCCCGCGCTCGCGCGCGAGCCGGTCGCCGATGATCCGGTCCAGGTCCGCCTGGCTCGTGATCGCCTTGAACTCCTCGCCGTGGTCCTGGCCGGCGGTGTTGTCGTCGGTCATCCCGACCTCCTGCCCGCAGATTGGCCGCTCTGCGTCGGCGTGACCGGTCGTGCGACCGGCGGTCCTACTCCTCGGGCGCGTACCGCTCGACCGCGCTGCGCACGAGCGCGCGGTGACGCTCGCGCTGCTCGGGCGTCATGGTCGACGTGCGCTGCGACGCCCGGTAGACCGTGACGTCGACCTCGGGCGCGTGCGGGTCCCACGACGGGACCGCCGCGCAGTTGCACGACCCGTGCGACGCGAAGTGCACGGTGGCCTCGCGGTAGACACCACCGCGACCGGCGAGCATGCGACAGAAGCCGCACGCGCCGGAGCGGGTCACGCGCTGCCACCCGGACGCCTGCGGGTCGCGGGCCGACGAGGTCGTGATCGTCTGCCGTGCACCCGTCAGCGCCAGACGCGGGATCGCCGACAGCAGGCCGGGGAGCATCGCCGACGGGTCGCCGTCGAAGATCGCACCGGCGAGACGACGTACCGTCGCGTCAGCCTCGGTCGAGCGGTCCGGGACGTCCATCGCCGCCCGGAAGCGACCAGGGATGCGAGCGTCGGCGCGGACCTCGTCGTACCAGTCCGCGGCGACCGCCGCGGCTGACCCGCCGTACTGCGCGACCAGGACCGGGACGTACTCGCGGACCGCAGCCAGCGCGGCCTCAGGACGGGTCGTGTCGAGCGACGCGACGAGCGCGCGCAGGTCACGCTCGATCAGCGCACGTACGCCGTCCTGCGCCTGCCGGAGCCGCTGCGCGTCGGCCGGGGAGACCGTCGCCACAGGTCAGCCCTCGAGCGCGGTCGCGTCGGCAGCGGTCGGGCGCAGCGACACCGGCATGGCGCCCGTGAACTCGATCCCCTCGAGCCCGAGGCGGCGCGCCGCGTCCTTCGGCTCCACCCCGGCGCGGATCGCCACGCCGAGCGCATCGAAGCGACGCTTGAGGTCGTCCGCGTCCGACGTCACGGCGCCGCCTCCCGACCCGGAGCCGGGGGGGGCTCGGACGGGGCGTCGGGCGCCGCGGCGATGAGCGCGTCCATGCGGGCGTGCGAGCGACGACGGCGCAGCTCGTCACGGATCGCCGTGATGCGCTGCTGGCTCATGCCGGGGATCGTGTCAAGCATCATCTCGACCGGGACACCCTCGGAACCGGCCGGGATCGTCGCGAGCTTCACGATGCCGTCGACCACCTGCGCGAAGGACCGCGCCTGCGTGTCGCGCCACACCATCTCGGCATCGTCTGCGGGCTGCTCCTGGCCGCTCATCGCGACACCGAGCCGGACGACCTGCTCCCAGGACTCTCCGATCGAGTCGCGCTTCACACCGAGCTCGCGTTGGTGCGCGGCCTCGATCATGGCGGCCGTGTCCGTCGAGACGTTGGAGATGTTGCCCGCCGCCCACAGCGGGATCGCGGCCTCGAGCGCCACCTGCTCGCGCATCTCGCGGATCAGCGCGTTGTACGGCTCGAGCGCCGACCCCTGCCAGCGCTCGACGCGCACGTCGTCGGGGTGCTCGTCGATCGTCGCGATGTGACCTGCCGACATCCGCGCCAGCCGGTCCTTCGGCGCCGACCACCCGATGATGAGCTTCTGGTCGTGCGCGCCGAAACGGGCGACGACGAGGCGGTCGAAGTTCACCTGGTTCATCGCGCGGTTGAGGTCGATGATCGGCTCGACGACACCCTGTGCCGAGGTCGCCGTCGCCTCGTCCGACCACTCGTCGACGAAGCGGACGACCGGGCAGACCGGGGCGCCGTTGTACGTCGCGCCGTGCGCCCACGGCTCGCCGGTCGGCTCGATGTCGCGCACGCGGACGCCGTCGACCGTCTCGCCACCAGCATCCCTCGGTGCCAGACGGATCACACCCGGCTGCACGTACGTGTCGTCGACCAGCAGCACCGACCACCCGTCGGCCGTGCGACGGGTGAGCATCGCAGTCGCGGGGAAGAGGTCGTCGGCCTCGGCGAAGTCGACGACGGCCGACAGCGGGGACCAGATCACGGGACGTGCCGGGTCGCCGTAGCGGTCATCGGGCAGGACCGAGACGTAGCCCTCGCCATAGGTCAGCGTGTGCCGGTGCACGAGCGACTGCCGCTGGTCGAGGCGGTGCTGCTGCCACCACCGCCACGCGGGCTCGTCGTCGTCCGCAGTCGGGGAGCGGAAGCCCACGACGGACAGCCCGCGGGCGAAGGTCTTGACGACGACGCCGCCCATGTTGAGCCGGCTGATCTGCGCGAGGTCTCGCAGCTCCTCGCTCGCGCCGTCGTCGAGGTCCGGGATGCCTCCGCGGCCGAGCGCGTAGTCGCGGCGTCGGCGCAGCCGGGTGAGTGCCGACGAGTCGCGCAGCGAGCGCCACGCGCTCCACATCGAGGCGCGGGCCACGGCGGTGAGCCCGTCCGAGACGGCGTCCACGTCAGGCTCGACGAGCGCGCTCACGCGACCACCACCTCTCCGCTGTAGGACCGTCGTCGGGCCGTCGACGCGGCATGGTGGGCGAGCGTCACGGCGTCGAGCGCGGTCACGTCGCCACCCGAGAGTGAGGACCAGCCCCAACCGCCCCCCGTGCCGATCTTGCGACGGCCCGCGTCACGGACCGCAGCGTCGAGACCCGGCTGCGCGAGGTGCGTCACAGAGCCCTCCTGGATCGCGCGCAGCATCCCGGCGTGCGCCGTGATCGCCTCGTCCGTCGTCAGCACGTGCACCCGGCGCTTCGGGACGCCCGCAGCGATCAACCGCTGCACCAGGTCACCCGTGCCAGCCTTGCCGTCGAGGACTATCGACGCGTCACGCCACCTAGCCGCGAGCCACTGCACGAGCGACGCCGTACCGTCCGACGTCGCAGCGACACCCAGCGCCTCGACGTGCACCGGGCCGACGTCCGGGCGGATCGCCGCAGCGCACCCGACCCGCTCGCCGTCCGCCGAGAACTTCACACCCAGCGCGACCGCACCCGACGTCGGAGCGACCGACGCGGGGACCGCGAGACCGAGCCACGTCGGGACGTCGATCACGCCGCCGAGCGTCGCACTGTCCCACGCGCCGCAGCGCTCGCGCATCCAGCCCTCGAAAGACATCTGCGCGTGCTCGTCCTGGATGACCGACCACTGCAGGCGCGTCCCCGCGGCCGGGTTCGTCTCCGCCGCGACAGCCATGCACGCGTCGCGGTCAGTCGGGTCCGGCACCCGCTGCGGCGACCACTCGTGCCACGACAGGCGCCGATCCTTGCCCTCGACACCCGCGGCTCGCATCCGCCGCCACGGCGCGCCGTCCGCGTTCGGCGGCGGCGGGGTGCCCGTCATGATGATCTGCGGGTCACCCGACGGGGCCGCGGAGATCGTCGGCAGCAGCGCCTCAAGCTGCTCATCGGTGAGCTCCTGCGCCTCGTCGAGCACCAGGTCGTCGACCGTGAAGCCACGCCCGGAGCCACGCGAGCGGGCGACGAACTCGACGCCGCCCCCATTCGTCAGGACGACAGCCTCCTGGCCGTTCGTCTGCCTGACCTCCTTGACCAGCCCCGCGAGCTCGGGCCACAGTCGCTCGTTCTCGAAGAACGACTTGAGCCGCAGAAACGCCTTGCGGGCCGTCTTGACCTCATGCGCCGTGTGCAGGATGCGGCGACCGAGCACGACGATCTTGAACAGCTCGACGATCTCGAGCACGCCGTTCTTCCCGTTCTGCCGCGGGACCGCCAGGCCACAGCGGCCGGCTGCGAGTCGGCCGTCCGGGGTGCGACCGAGCCACGACGCCACGACGAGCGACTGCCACTCGTCCGCGACGAGACCGTAACGCGAGGCGAGGAAGCACGCGTCCTCGCCGTCGAAGTGCGAGGACCGGCGCGGCTCAAGCCGAACGCGCGGCTCCTGACTCCCGAGCGGCACGGCGCGCGTTGAGCTCATCGAGTCCCGTACCCTTCTCAGCCGGAGCCGACGCGCGCTCCAGCGCATCGATCTGCCCGAGCACGTCAGTCAGCTGCCGCGACAGGGCAGCCATGTCGCGCGACGACTGGCACCCGTCGATCTCCTCGGCCAGCCGATCGCGCAGCGCCCGGAGCGCGGCGAGGCGATCACCAGATGCGGCGGCCTCCACCAGGTCCATCGAGACTCACCCCCGACGGCGCGAGGGCCGGAACGTCGCGGGGGGCACCTTGTACCCCGATGAGGTCGGGCCGTGTGGAAAATCGCACCCCGGGGGGATTTCGCTACGCCCGGAGGGGCGGGAATCGGCGGCGTCTCGGGCCACCCCCCACCCCCTCGCGGCTCACCAGTCGCGCGAGGTCGGGAACTGCTCGGGGCTCGGGATCGCGACCGGCTGCTTGCGGTTGCGCCACAGGTTGCAGGTGCGGCAGATGACGCGGAGGTTGTCCACGTCGTCACTGCCGCCCTGTCGGTGCTCGACGATGTGGTCGGTCTCGGCGGACGCGGGAGTCAGCGGGACGGCGTAGTCCAGTTGGACGCCGCACGTCCTGCCCGGCACGCCGGGGCAGTGCGTGAGCCCGTCGCGCTGCGCCTGCCGCAGTACGCGACCGCGGTTGCGCAGGTATGTGCTCGTCCCGGTCCGTGAGGTCGTCACGCGATCACCCCCGACACGACGAAGGTCCGGGCTCTGGCGAGCCGCGGACCTGGTCGCGGGCACACTGCACCTGCGATGGGTAACACGCTAGCACGCGCTGGTCACAGCGTGGCCCACTCGACATGCGGCCGCGGCACCAGCGTGTCGTGGCGCGCGCAGGCCAGCGGCCCGACGGACGACATCAACGCGAGGTCGACGATCACCCGCGCGCGGCATGGGTCGCAGATCGGGCGCCACGCGTGACCGGCCGGACACAGGGTCCGTCCTCGCCACGTCGCCTCCCCGGTCTCGCACGCCGTGCACGGCACGTGCGCGTCGAGGTCCACGCTCAGCATCGCGGGCGCCGCGTCCACGCTCATGCGACGTCCCCCTCGGCCGCGCCGCGCACGTCGTCCACGCTGTAGCGCACGTCGCGGCCGGTCCCGACGCGCCGCCACTGTCCGCGCGAGGCCCGCATCTTGACGGCCGCGACCGTGGTGCCGAGCATCCGGGCGGCGTGCTCGACGGTGATCCACTGCACGCGCATCCTCGGCCACGACGACCACACGGACCACGGCACGACGTGGCGCGCGTCCCGGTCGCACACGAGCGCACCGTCGGAGGTCTCGCGTGACACGAGCCGCCCCGTGCATGCGCCCTCCTGGCAGCGGCGACCGGTCTGGATGACGCGCTCTCCACGGTGCGCGAGGTGGCGCATCGTCGAGCGCAGGACGTCGAGGGTGCCTGCGGGGCCGAGCTCGGTCGCGACCATGAGCGGGTCGTCGATCTGCAGCAGCACCGTGATGTGATCGCCGACGAGCCGCAGCCGTGCCGGGGTGCTGTCGGGGATCGTGAGCGTCGGGTCGTCGGCCTCGTCGAGCAGGACGCGCGCCATGAAGTCCGCCCACTCGTCGACCTGCGCGAGCGCGCGGCTGGTCTCGTCGGCGTCGAGGACCTCCTGCGCGCCGGGTGGGACGCGCGAGCCGGGGCGGGTGCGCACGCCCTCGACGACGCTCACCCGGTCGAGGGCGGCGACGGTCTCGTAGTCGTCGGCCATCTCGCGCAGCCAGTCGCGCAGGGTGTATGCGCTGCGGTGCTCGAGCAGGCTGTCGGTCAGGTCACCCACGCTGGTCCTCCTGGTCGAGCTGGGCACGGGTCGCGGCGGTGAGCGTGTCGTCGGGTCGCCACAGGCCGAGTCGCCCGCGTGCGGGGATGGGTGCGGGCAGCGGCCGCGGGTTGGTGAGCACGAGGTGGTGGTGGTCGCGCATCGCCCACGGGGAGCAGTCCCCGTCGTCCGGGTGCTCGTCGACGAGGTCGACGACGCCGATCACCTGGCCGCGTCGCAGGTGCAGCGGGGCGGGCGGGGCGGCGATGAGCGCGGCCTCGACGTTCGCGTCGTTCCATGCGTCTGCTCCGGCGAGGGTCGCGGAGACGTGGATCGCGACGAGCCCCCGGTACGGGCCGAGCGACCGGGTCCGGTTCTCGACGTCCTTCCCGCCGTGGATGATCGCCCACGCCCAGGGCTGCCGGACGGTCAGGACGCGCAGGTCGTCAGCCACAGTCCACCTCCGCGACGATGTGGCGCACGCGGATCGCGGCACCCCTCAGCGCGCTGGCGAAGGCGGGGTTGGCGACCTGCTCCGCCGTACTCGTCGACGCACAGCGCGTCCCGCTCCTGCACCACCTCGCGCCAGCCCTTGACCGGCAGCCACTCCATGTCCGGGCTCACCCGGATGTCGATCTTCACCAGGTCGCCGGGCTTGATCTTGCTCACGTCGATCTTGCTCACTGCTCGTCTCCGATCTCGTGTACGGCCGTCTGACGGCCTGGAATCTGCGATCCGCCCACAGACACGCGGGCGGTGGCGTTCGGCGCTCCTGGCGCCGTTTCTGCGACGCGCAGGGGGTCGTCCAGGACGAGCACGAACCTGGTGACGCCGCGCAGGCCGCTCATCTCGGCCGTGACGCGCAGGTCCGGGCCGGTCAGGTGCGTGTCGTCGTCGTCGGGCAGCACCCCGGCGTCCTGCACGAGCCCGTCGACGATCGCCTTGATCGTCGGCATCACGTTGTGCACGTCGCGGCGGCGTCGGTCGGGCCAGGACACGTGCACGGTCAGGTGCGCGCGCCGCATCGGCTCGATCCCCTGCGCCCGTGCGCTGATCGCGGCCGCGTGCCGCAGGGTCCGGGTGAGGCGTGCCCGCACGGCCCAGTGCGCCCGCTGGTTCGCGGTCAGGAGGTTCGTCGCGTGGACGGTGAGCGTCATCGTCTGGCTCATGCCGCGTCGCCCCCGTCCCCCGCCAGCGCCTCGGCGAGCGCACGCCGCACCCGGTCGGCCCCGCGCGAGGCGACCTGCGCCGCGTCGGGGTCCGGCTCGGGCGGCATCTTCTCGACCTCGAGCGACTCGGCACGGCACGCCGAGCAGTTCCACGCCGGGAAGCTGCCGTGCCCGGGCTCGGCGCAGCGGGCGAAGCGGTGGTCGTCGCGGGCGGTGCTCGCTCCGGGCGTGCGCCAGTGCGGGCCGTCCATGGCGATCACGGCGGGCGTGCGTGCGTCGCCGAGCGTGCAGCGGATCGCCGCGATCGCGAGGTCGTGCGCGCTGGCCCGGTGCCGCGCCTGGTGCAGCACGACCCGGATGCCGGCGACGTCCCAGCCGGGGCGCAGGGTCGCGATCAGCTGGGCGAGTGCTCGCGCCTGGTCGTCGGTGATGGTCCCGGTCATCATCGGCCGACCGCCGTCTCGCGCGGTACGGAAGTGACGATGAATGATGACGCGAGCACCACCAACTTCCCTTCCCTTCCCTTCCCTTCCCTTCCGGGGGTGAGTCCTCCGTGAGTCCTCAGTGAGTCGCGGTTGGCCGCACAGCCGCTGACCTGCGCAGATACCGTGCAGTGAGGGCTCAGTGAGTCCTCAGTGAGTCGTGCGTGAGGGCTCACGCGGCAATCTCGACGAGCGAAAGTCGCCTGGCCGGCGCTCATCTGGCGCCTCCGATCGGACCAAAGAGCCCTTCCGGCTCGTGCGTCGGGCACGGCGGGATGCGCGATTCGGTCGGCCGGTTGATCCGCTGGTGCTCGGCCCACGACGTGATGTGGAGGTACGGGACGCCGTCCACGAGGTAGCGGCAGAGTGGCCCGATCTTCTCGATCACGTCGAGGTGCGCCGCCACCTTCCTGGCCGTCATCGCGTCGTCGAGCGGGTAGAGCTCAGCCTTGATGAGTCGCGGCTCGTCGAGACCCCGGCCCTTGTCGTCGAGGTACGTGAACAACCCGGCGAACGTCCAGCGGACGGGGATCGGCCACGAGCAGACGGTCAGCGAGGTGAACATCGAGGGCTTGATCGTGCGGATGCGAGCCACTTTCAGCCCTCCTCGGCGTCGAAATCGCCTCGCCGGATGCGCTCGACGAGCCCCGCGTAGACCGCCCCGACGAGCGGCGAGCGGGTGTCACGGGCGCGCGCGGTGAGCCACGCGAGCAGGGCAGCGGTGTCGATCACGACGCCTCCCCGAAGAGTGCGTCCTGACGGCCGTGGCCGAGGCACGCGGGCGACGTCCACAGCCGCTCGCGCCTCCCGTTGTCGGCTCGCGTCGAGTAGCCCGCCCCTCCGCCCGCCTTGCCGCCTCGGCGCTCCCACCCGTGCTCGAGCAGCGCGTCGCGCTCGTCGTCGTAGCCACACAGCACGATCCGCAGGTCGTCCGGGGCGGTGATGCACCACTGGCGGACCCGCTCGGCGATGCCGTCCGAGGTCGTCGCGTACAGGTCGCCGGACGTTGCATACGGCGGGTCAAGGAAGATCGCACGCGCCCCGTCCCCGCCCGTGCCGGCGCGCGTGACGGACGGCTGGACGACGCGCTTCCAGTCGCCGCAGGTGATTCGCACGCGTGCGAGTCGGCGCGCGAGTCGGCTCATGTACTCGGAGAGGCCCTGCCCCGCGTCGCCGAGGTGCGGGAGTCCGCGGTTCACGCCCTGCCCCGCGTCGCCGAGGTGCGGGAGTCCGCGGTTCACGCCCCGCCCCGCGTCGCCGAGGTGCGGGAGTTCGCGCGTGTCGGTCAGCAGGCCGTCGATGACTCGCCACGGCCCCCGGCCGAAGGGATCGCCAATGCCGCACGCCATGACGTACAGCCACCATCCCGCCGCCTTCGCGTCGCACGCCTCCGGGTCACCCTCGAGCCAGGCGACGAGGTCTGGCGAGCGACGCTCCTGCAGCCACGCGAGGCGCGCGTGATAGTCGATCTCCGACACCGGTCCGTATGCGTGTCGCGCGACGTCGTCAGGCGCGAGTCGGATCGCGCGCCAGCAGTTGACGAGCCACCCGTCAGCGTCATTGAGCGTCTCCACCCGTCGGCCCGAGAAGTCCCGTCGCGCTAGCAGCACGGCGGCGGACCCGGCGAATGGCTCGACATACCCGGCCGGGTCGCCGAGCTCGGCCCACACGATCGCCGCCGCGCGTCGCTTCCCGCCGAAGTAGGGGAATGGCGCAGCAAGGCCGGTCGTCGCGATCATGACCCCTCCACCCGCCACTCGATCCCGTGCTCCCCGAGGACGTGCCGGGCGACGGCACGCGCCCGCTCGACGTCCGTGCGGCGCAGGTCGAGGCGGTACTCGTCGCCGTCGAGCGAGGTCTCCCACGACAGCGGCACCCCGAGGTCGCGTGCGATGCGGCGGGCGAGCGGCAGTGCGGCCGGTCGCGTGCGCCGCGGCATCGTGAGCGTCGTCATGCCGTCCTCCTGTGCTGGTCGAGCGCCACGAGCCGGTGGCGGATGTGCCGGTCGTGCGTGAGTGCGAGGTCGTCGAGCTCGGCCGCGGCCAGGTGTGCGGCGACCTGCCAGTCGGGCAGCGGCGCGACGGTCGCGGGCGGGCTCCACGGGGTGCCCATGAGCACGCGGATGCGCTCGTCGAGTCGCGCGCGTGCGGCCAGCGCCTCGGCGAGCCGCTGCTGTCGTGGCGTGCGGGCGATCACGAGCCGACCTCGTCACGGAGCCTGCGAGCGGCTCGCATGCGGTCTCCCTTGACTGCCACGATCAGGTACTGGTGGACGCGCTGCAGCAGACGCCCACCACGGAACGTGCGCGCGGCCACCATTTGCTTAGACCCGTGCGGATCGACGATCACGGCATCCGCGATGACGGAGAGTCCGGCCGCGACCAGTGCACGGCGCGTCTCGTCCGGCAGCCCTCGATATGCGCCACTCCGGTCGCGGACGTCGCCGACAACGACACATGCGAAGCGATCGCCACGCAGGAGCGACACCGACTCGCGGAGGATCGAGCTGTAGGTGGCGACGAAGTCGGGCCAGTCCATCGCCGACAGGTCCGACGGGTCGTCGCTGTAGCGCTCAAGATCTCCGTAGGGCGGGCAGGTGAGCAGGAGGTCCGCCTCGTACGCGGGGCCGACATGGCGCACGATCTCGAGCGAGTCTCCGACGATCCACGTCGGTTCGATGTCGCCGCCCAGCCCCGCCTGCTGACGGTTCGCCTCTACCTGCTCCGCGCGCAGGTCGACGCCCGTGTACCACCTGCCGAGGGCCGACGAGACGACGCCCCGGACGCTCCCTCCGGCGAATGGGTCGAGGACGCGGTCACCCTCGCGGGAGTACCAGCGCAGGCAGAGCTCCGCGAGGACCGGATCGAAGATCGAGGTGCCGGCGTCGGATGCATCGGACCGGATGCGCAGGTAGTCGGTGTCCGGATGGACCCCGGTGCTCGCGCGGCCAATCTCGGACTGGATGCCGAGCGACCGCCACTGTGCGGCGCGACGACGCCAGCGGCCCGACCGTCGGTCGAGAACGCTCATCGGCGGCTCGACGAACTCGCCGACGAGGGATGTCGGCGGTAGCGCGCGCGGGATCGGGACCAACGCGTCGACCATGTCCGGATCGAAGGTCACGAGCGCACCTCCGCCTGCCGTCGTCGCGCGCACGTGTCGCACATGCCGCCGTGCCGCCGCACGACCGTGCCTGGCGCCTGCGCGACCGACTGGTCGGAGCGCCGCGTCGGGCGCCCGCACGACGGGCACGGTCGCGTCACCACGGCCGCCGTGGACGGTCCACGAGCGGCCCGGACGCACGTCGCGCACCGGTCTGCGCTCATCCGGCAGATCGTCCCCGGCGCGTCGGCGAGCGTCATGTCGCTCGGTCGGGTCATGCGCCCGCAGCCGACGCAGGGTCGCAGCCGCTCGGCGACGGGCTTGCGCTCGATGCGCCCGGTGCTCCACGGCGGTGCATACTCGGCGGCCGTTACGCGCCGTGTCCTGCGTGCAGGGCGGCGGCTCTTGGCTGCGATGACCGCGGCGTCGAGCTCGCGGAAGTGCGCGGCGAGCGCACGCTTGGCCTCGATGCGGGCGTCCCACGCGGCCCGGTCGAAGGTGCTCATGCTGCGGCCTCCCAGAGGTCCCACGGGTCCAGGTCGACCGTGCGGCCGGTGATGTACTCGACCGCGAGGCCGATCAGGTCGCGCGCGGCGGGCGGTGTGACGGCGTTCCCGGCCATCTTCACGAGGTCGCGGTTCGTCGCGGACCTGCCCTTCCTGTCGACCGCGGTCGTCCAGTCGCTCACGCCCCCGCCACCTCGTCGCTCGGCGGCCAGTCGTAGCCCGCGTCGTCGGACTGCGGGGGCGACGTCGTGGCGTCGGGTGACAGGCCCGACCCATCGCCCTCGACCGACCCGGCACCGGCGACCGCGCCGGTGGTCTCGTCCGGGTCGGGAGCAGCCGCCCCCGCAGGCTTGGTGTCGCGCGTCAGCTCGGCGACGGTCACCCGGCTCTGCACCGGGCGCGGCTCGACGTCCGGGCGGCGCTCGTCGAGCGTCGGCAGCCCCGTGATCGAGAAGGCGCGGCGCAGCGCGTGCGCCTCCGCGGCCTTGAGTGCCATCTCCGGCGCGTAGGCGCGGTTACCTCCGGAGACCGGGTAGCGGCCCGGGTAGGTGAACGGGTGGCGCATGTCCTTGCGCCACACCGACACCCTCGCGACCCACTCGTCGCCGTCGAGCGTCGGGTCCTGCTCGACCACGATGCCGTCGAGCTGGCCCGAGCGGTGCGCGACGTGCAGGAGCCCGTCACGGGTGATGTAGACGCCCCCCTTCGGGATGACGACCACGTGCTTGAGCAGCGGGTCGAAGCCGTACTCGCGGCACACGGCGACGGCGGCACGGTCGGCGGGCGAGTCGGGGTTGAGCCCCAGGTAACGCACGAGCTGGCCGTCGCGCTGGTCGAAGGCCCCCATGCTCGGGGTGATCTCGGTGCTGGTCATGCGGTCTCCCGGGTGAAGCGGTCGCGCGCCCAGGTGGGCAGCGAGACGGGGACGATGTCTGTCGAGTAGCCGGGCCAGATGCCCGACTCGGTGCAGTCGCGGTAGACCTCGCGGGCGAGGCGAGCGCCCTGCCTGCCGGTCCACAGCGCGTCGTCGTCGAGCTGGACGACCGACGCGAGGAAGGGCAGTTCCTTCTCGACCAGGACGTGCACGAAGGCGGCGTCGGTGTCGTCGGTGGCCGCAGCGAGGCCGTCGAGGTACCACGCGGCCTGCAGGTCGTAGCCGAAGGTTGCGGCGGTACGCCCGAAGCGCGAGGGGTGCGCGTCGACGGTCGTCTTGAGGTCGACGAGGATGGTCCGAGACGGCGCCTGGACCATGCGGTCGAAGCGCCCACGGCAGGCGACACCGGTCGCGTCGTCGGTCCACAGCGCCGACACCTCGGCCTGCCCGTCACGGGTGAGCAGCATCCGTGCGACGGGGTGCGCGAGCACGGCATCCGCCATGGCCTGCGCCTGCGCGTGGTCGGCCGACGTGATCGGCGTCTCACCCCGCTCACGCGCCGCCGCGACCCACTCCTTCGCAGCCCTCGTCGACACGGCGCCGGACGCGCTCAGCAGGTCGTCGGGGATGACCGCGACGGGCCAGCCCGTGCCGAGGACCATGCCGTGCACGACCGTGCCGAGGTCGAACGCCCGCGACTCGCGGCGGACGCCCGCGCGGAACTTCGCGGGGGAGTCGAGCAGCGTCTTAGCCCCCGTCGACGACAGGCCGGGCAGCGCGTGGTACTCCGCCTCGGGCATCTCGGACACGAGCTCGCCGGTCATCGGTCCGCCTCCTCGGCCGGGTCCGGGTCGTACTCGTGCCACTCGCCGCCGACCCACTGGCCGGGCTGGTGGACGGGCTTGGCGTACCGGGCGGCGTCACGAGCCTCGGCCCAGTAGTCGTAGGGCGACTCGAAGCCCTCGACCTCGCTCACTCGACCCACCCCATGACCCATGCGACGGCCGTCAGTGCGGCCAGCGTGGCGAGCGTGACCACCGCGGCGAGCAGCGCGGTACCGAGCACCTCGGCCGTCCGCTCACCCTCGGCCTGCCAGTCGTCGGCGGGCTCGGTGTCGATCGCGTCACGCGCCGCCACGTACTCGGTGACGACCTGCGCGAGTCGACGGTCCGCGTCCAGGTCGGCGCGCGCCCGCTCGAGCAGCGCCGCGTCATGCCGGCACGACGCGCACAGCAGCCAACCGTCCACGGGCGCGAGGTCGGCCAGCGGGGTCGGACGCTGGCAGGACTGGCAGCGCTGCGCGGTCATGCGGCACCGTCCTCGTCGTAGAGCTCGCACCCGCGGCCGTGGCCGATGATGCGCGCCTCGTCGGGGCTCCAGCACGTGCACAGGTGGCACTCGCAGGAGCAGTCGGTGGGGTCGTCGGTGGCCTCGTCCCACGCGTCGCCGGAGCAGGCGCGATGCTTGCCCTGCGCACAGTCCGGCGAGCAGGCGGGCGCGTGGCGGGCGGCGTCGTGACGCTCCTGCTCGAGCGCCATGCGGTAGTCCTCGCTCGTCACTCGGTCACCTCCGGCACGCACGCCTCGCACGCGTCCTCCATGCGGTGGCCGCACGGCAGGCCGACGTCCGCGTGCGAGCACGACACGGCCGGGGTGCGACCCGACCAGGCGTCGACCAGCACACGCTGTGCACGCGAGCGACGCTCGTACGCGTCGCGCATGACGCCGAAGAGCGTCCAGAAGCGCTCGTCGACCGTCGGGTGAGCGAGCAGGGCGCGCAGGGTGTCGTCGAGCGCCATGACGGACGCGGAGAGCTCGGCCGCGTCGTGCGCGGCGCTCATGCGGTCACCTCGATCTCGTCGCCGTCGAGGGTGACCTCGCGCACGACGGTCAGGGTCGGTGTCTTGCACTTGTCGAGCCCGATGCTGCGCAGGGTCGCGACGGGGACGCGCACGAGGAGCATCCGGGTGGCGCGTGTCGCGTAGGAGCGCGCCTGGTACGGGGTTGGGGAGACGTGCAGACCCCCGCCGCAGTCGTGGTCGGCGCGCCAGTCCGTCGCGGTGACGGTCTCGCCGACCGGGTGCCGGGTGACGATGTGCCCGTGTCCGGCCATGTAGTCGTCGTCGACGGCCTTGTAGAGCAGCACGGCGTCTCCGTCGCGGCGCGCGCCGACGAGGTCGATCCACATCTCGGGGTCATGCTGGTCGAGGCCGGACAGGTCGACGATGTGCCCGCCGTCGACCGTGACGTGCACGGAGTGCACCATGACGGTGACGTGCGGCCCGACGTGCTCTGCGGTGGCGCAGTCGCTGAGTCGCAGCGATGCGGTGCCCACGACGCCGCGCACGGTCGCCGAGCCCCCGACGTCGCTCACGGTCGCCGAGCCCCAGACGTCGCTCACGGTCGCCGAGCCCCAGACGTCGCGCACGGTCGCCGAGCCCCCGACGTCGCTCACGGTCGCCGAGCCCCGGACGTCGCGCACGGTCGCCGAGTCCCGGACGCCGCTCACGGTCGCCGAGCCCCA